CGGGCGTCATCCCCAATAGAACTTGTTTCATCTACACCGCGCCAAAGGGCGGCTTCTGCACGCCGTCTGCGAACCAAGCCCGGAAGCTCTTTGCCGCCCGCCTTAGTCCACTTCATCAATTCACCCGGCACAGCATTATACTGGCCATCGTTTAGTTTCTTAAGAAGCGTAGACTTCTGGAACGCACCTACACCGACATTGTAAACAAAGCTGACCAGCGCATCGAACTGGTTCTGCGTTAGTGGCACCTTAACAAGCTTATTGACTGCGTCTTCGTACTGATCAAGATCGCGGTTTAGGATGTCGTAGGCTTCTTGCAGGGTGATCTTCATCCCCGGCTTTACTTCTGGCGCGCCAGCTGCAGAAGTGTGTCCGATTCCCAGAGTCCATATCCCTGCTGGACATTTATAGGATTCCAAACGGACGCCTTCAAATTCCTTAATAAGGTTCAAACCGTCCTTAGAGACTTTCATTTGTCGGCCTTTTTATCTTTAAGATCATCAATTTTGCGGAACATTTCGCTTAAAATATCTTTTATTTCGCGGATACCCTCTTTGAATTCATCTTTAGCCAAATACGTTTTAGGGAGGTCCCGCTCTAAAGTGTGCAGGTCCTCCCTAAGTGATGCGACAGCGTCCCAAAGCGCCCGCGCAAACCAACCCATAGCGGCAACAATACCGCCCATGGCTATATTAAACAGCGTCTGGTAATCCATCGCCCATACCACCTTCCCCCTCTCCTGAAATGTGGCGCTGAATATACTCTAAATTGCCCTTCAATCGAAGGTCTTCTGGTTCATGCTGAAGCGCTAATTGCGCCTGTTCTAAGGCGACATCATGAAGGCCTAGCTGCCATGCAGAAATGCTGGCTAAATCATGCGCCCAGTAGCCCCATACAGTAGGATCGCACGTATAGACCAGCTGCTTATCTTTGATTGATAAAGCCTTCATAGACGCGCCAAAGCATTCAGCCCACTCTGACCGGCGATACAGGAACATGGCCAAGTCACACCATGGCTCACGGGTATTAGGAGCCTCTGCGCATGCCATACGGAGCCACTTAACGGCATTATCAGCCTGCCCAAGGTGGTCATATGCCTTGCCAAGCAGACGCATGGCATAGCAGCGCTCATTGGGCCACGTAGCCTCTGGCATATTCAGGTACTTGTGCAAGGCAGCTACGGCCTCATGCCACTTGCTGTAGAACGTCAATTCACGGGCATAGTAGAAGGCATTGCGCGGACAGCGCGGATCTTCTTTAACCGATAGCTCAAGGAGGTCTAGGTATTGCCCCCTGCTTTTGGTTGGGTCTGGATAATGACTAACCAAGAGCATATCGGTATAGGCCCATACCTCTTCGATACGCTTATCGTAGACAGGATATTCGTGGACTGGGTGCCAGAAGAAGTACCCGTGTCGGGCGTGTATTTTCTGGTAACGGAACCTGATGCCATGCCCCCAATCGAACAGGTATTCAAGGCGTGTAGTTTTGCCCGGAACCCAAACACGTTCGATTTCCTCTCTCCACCCCTCATTCAAAACTTCATCGACATCCAAAGATATACAGATATCTATATCTTTTGGAACAAGAGCCAATACAGCGTTTCTGGCATGGTCAAATCGCCATGGGCTGATATGAATGTCATGAACTGATGCGCCAAGCCTTATTGCCTCTTCACGCGCGCCATCAGTAGAGCCAGTATCGCCAATAACGACAATATCAGCGTCCTTTGCAGAGTTTAGAAACCTCTCCACAAATTGGACTTCATTTTTCATAATTGCGTATACAGCAATTTTAAGTATCATTTGCGCCCCCATTCACCAAAATACTGTTGTTCCGCTTTCTTACGTGCCAATACAGCATCTTCAAGGTTATCGTATCGTCCTAAGTTTCTTGCTTTGCCTTCACTCCTAATAACAGCACGCCATTTTTCCGTATCTTTGCACCAAGATACACCTTTAACCCCAGACGTATTGGCGCAATTAAAACCATAGTTTTTCCCATTTTGTGAGTTTGTTGCTTCTCTTAAATTAGATATCTTATTATCTGTTTTATCGCCATTAATGTGGTCAATTTGATCATCAGGCCACGCGCCATGATGTAAGGCCCATGCGATACGATGAGCTAGGTATCGTTTACCTTTAATCAAAACTCCAATGTAACCAGTAGACATTTTTGTGCCTGCTGGCTTCTTTTTTATTTTTCCTTTTCCGGGTTCAACCCAATAGATATGCCCCGTCTCCGGTTCATACCTAAACTTTGTCTTCAGTTCTTCTACAGCTATTTTCATTGCCCCCTCCTGCAATGGTTAAACAGTCTCCCACACCTCTACTGGCATTGTCGGCCACGGGTCAACGACCACTGGAGGGTTCACCGCAATTGCACGAACTTGGCTGCGGTATGCAAGGAACGCCGCCTGATTAGCCAGATACGGATTTGACTGCGCCGGATCAGCAACTGACGGGATGGCCGTCCAATCGGTAGCCGATAGAAGAGCCGAAGCCTGCTGCTTATTAGCTTGCTTGCGGAGATTGTCCTGATATGCCTGTTGCTCAGGATCATAGGTACCGACAATCCATGTCTGATACCACTGGCCCCGCGTTTCCTCCGGCGTACCCGGTACAACGTATTGCGTCAGTGGATCGTATGGAGGAACCGGCGCTTCCAGCACAGGAAACAGTTGATAGCCAAGTTCCGTAGCAGCATTTGTCTGTGGAAACCAATACGCTACATCCTGATTATCGCCAAAGTTGGTGTACGGGTTCTCTGCCTGCAAGTTAGAGAACGTATACGGGTAGGCGATGATTTCATTTTGTGCGTTGACTTCGATGTAGTTTGGCATTGTCCTACCTTCTATGCGATAGCTAGATAGATGTATGTGCCGCCAGAGGCGTTCACTGTTGCGTCTGATGTTACAATCTGGAACCCGCCAGTGGTTGTATAAACCCAATTGGCATTTGTTTCTGAAGATGTTGAGTTATATGGAAGTCGCGGGTCAGTTCCGGCAACCATACCACGGGCAGTATCCCAAACCCACCAGTCTCCGGTACTGTCCGTACGTTTAATTAATACATAACGCGCACCGCCAGTAAAACCGCAACTAATTGTCTGTGTTGCGCCAGTTCCTGTGTAACTTCCCACTTTAGATACGCCGGGGCAGGATGAGAAAAGATACGCAACATATGTTCTTGCAGCGACTGACAAACTTGTACCAACTGTAAAAACTGATGAAGTTGGGGTAGTGTTGTTCCAAACGGCTCCACTTGAAGCAACAGCATCTGTGGCATTCAATATAAGATAAGATGTATTTGTTATTTGAGTATTATACACAATCCAATTTGTTATCGCACTTCGACTTTTAACAATCATCAACTCTGGGACGGCACCCAAATTGTGCGATACCGTAGTTGCTGATCCCGTCCCTGTATAACAAACTACATCCATGAAGGATGGAGCGCGTCTAAACATCTGAGCAACAAAAAGCCCAAGGTTCCCGTTAGTTGCTGATCCAGTGTTAACAACCCATCCAGTTTGGTTATCAAATGAGGTTCCAGATGTTCCTGCTGTAAGAGTGCTTTCAACATTTGTATTATTTGTAGAAAGCTGCTGTGTACCGCCGCGCAAACGATCAAACACAGGGTTTAGCGTCGTACTTGAACGATTTCTATTTAGCGAAAAAACTTGATCAACTGGAAACCCAGCAGAAATCACTGTCCCTGCTGTTGCGTTACCTGTGTATATAGTTGGCTTGAACACAGTCGTTGCATCCGTAGGCACCTTCATAGGGCCACGTCGAATAGCCATGTAAATAAATGTACCAGCTACGATTGGGGTAAAGCCTGTTGCATTTGGGTACGGGATATACCAACTAGCTTCACCACCAGTTGTATTTGGATATATCGCTTGACCGTTAGTGTTTGCCCCATCGTAAATAAAGTCACCACGCATATTATCTACAATAATCCAATCGGAAACAGAATTTACATCTTTGTACATTATCCATTGTGGCTCCCAACCTAAGTTTACAGCGCCGCTGCTGGTTGTAAACTGCCCACAACTAATAACATTTTGAGTTC